TCATGTATCAGTACGGACAAAATAATTATCCAAGCGGATATTCATTTGTGCAATATGCAAGAACAGCAACAAATCAAACTTTTCACAAGGTAGTACCTTATGGCGTAGCCACAGGCCCAGACCACAAGACTCAAGCTTATGCGAGCACCCCTGCAATACGAGAAGCGGCCATGATCGTAGCCGTAGATATCTGGCAAGCTAGACAAGTCAGCCAGACGGGTGGGGTCGGTATGGATGGGGTATCTGCAAGTCCTTACAGGATGGGGTACCAACTGATAAATAGGATCAGAGGCCTCATCCAACCGTATTCTAGTCCTAACTCACTGGTCGGCTAATGCCAGCTGCAATTACCACACTACGCAGCACACTTGCAACAGACTTAACTAATGCAGGCGTGTGGTCAACCTTTTCATTTCCACCAGCAACACTGCTGGCTAACAGCGTAGTAGTTACCCCTGGTGATCCTTATATTGTGCCATCTAATAACGACTACACAAGTATTGCACCTTTAGCAAACTTTAAAATCCTTATGACCACACCAGCATTTGACAATCAAGGCAACCTAGCAGGCATGGAAACTTTTATACTTGCAGTAGTAACTAAACTAAACGCATCATCTTTGGTGCTAAACATATCTAGTATTTCAGCACCTGCTATAGTCAACGCCGCTAGTGGTGATTTGCTGGTATCTGAAATTACCGTATCAATCCTAACGAGCTGGAGTTAAAATGAGTACAGACGCAGAAAACTTAGCCTTCTTAAAAAAGATAGGCCAGATCCAAGAAACACCAGCACCAACCCCTGCACCTACTAAAGAGAAAGACAAGGAGTAATCATGGCCATATTCTTAAACAATGGCGTATCCGTTACGCTAAACAGCGTTGATCTATCAGCGTATGTAACAGCTGTAACTATTAACCAATCCTTTGATGAGCTTGAAGTAACCGCCATGGGCGATACTTCACATAAGTTTGCTAAAGGCCTAGAGGCGAGCACTATTACATTAGACTTCCTAAATGATAATGCTGCTGCAACAGTTATCCCTACATTACGTGCTGCTTATGGCACTACTGTAACTGTGGTAATTAAGCAGACAAGTGCTGCCGTATCTGCAACCAATCCTTCATATACCGCATCGATTTTGGTAAACAACTTACAAAATGTAAATGGTGATGTCTCATCAATCTCAAGCCAATCGATTACATTTACTTGCAACAGCACAGTAGCTGTAGCAGTCGCATAAGGAGTAATAATGGCAAAGCTAAAGATAACAAGGGCTAATGGTGAAGTATCTGAGCATAAGATAACACCAGGTGTCGAGTATGCTTTCGAGTTAAAGTATGGCGCAGGAATTAGTAAAGTCCTACGTGATCACGAACGGCAGACTGAGATTTACTTCTTAGCGCATGAGTGCTTACGTAGGGCTAACGTAACTGTACCTATATTTGGTATTGAGTTTATTGACAGCCTAGAAACTGTCGAGGTATTAGACGAAGAAAAAAAATAGTACCGCGTGATTCTACGCTCTATGCGATAGCAAGTTTGTCTGTAGAGCTAGGGATCGCGCCTAGTGAGTTCATTAACATGGACTCAGAGATGTTAAGGGCTATTGTGCAGGTCTTGCAAGATAGAGCTAAGGAGATTAAAAATGCCCGTAGTCGTAACAGGCGTTAAACAACTCCAAAAGGCTATGAAAGATGTTGACAAAGACCTGAATAAAGAGATGTCAAAGAATATTAAGCAAGCTATGTTAGTTGTCCGAGATCGTGCGCGTGGTTATTTACCGGCACAAAATGAAGTGCTAAGTGGCTGGGGTAAAGGCACTGGGTCTATGGAAACTGTTAAAGATCCTAATAGATTATTTCCACCTTATGACTATGCATACGCTAAAAGCAAAGTTGCATATTCTGCAGGTCAGAATAAGAGCAACGACAAAGGATTTAAAGCGGCATTCTATGTGTTTAACAATTCTAGATCAGGCGCAATTTTTGAAACTGCAGGCCGTATAGGTAGGCCTAGAGGTAATAGATCATTAAACCCTAACGCACCTGTGCAATTTAATGCAGCTGCGGAAATGCTATCTAGCATGAAGGGTCAAGGCAAGCAGCGAGGTCGTGTTATTTATCGTGCTTGGGATGAGACTAAAGATGTAATTATACCTAAAGTAGTTAATGCTATTGACACAGTAGCAAAAAAGTTTATTAAAGACACAGAGATTAGAAGGGCTGCATAGTGCCTAATTTAATTGTCAGCGCAGTCAGCACCTTTGATAACAAAGGATTAAAAAAAGGTAAGAAAGAGATATCAGCCTTTGACAAGAATGTGCAAAGTCTAGGTAAAACCTTTGCTAAGGTATTTGGATCTATTGCGCTAGTCAACTTTGGCAAGAATGCAGTCAACGCATTTATAGATTCTGAAAAGGCAGCCGCTAAACTACGCACGACAGTTAGCAACCTAGGCTTAGAGTTTCAACAGCCAGGCATAGAAGATTACTTAAAGAATTTATCGCTGCAGTTTGGCATCATAGATGAAAGTTTAATTCCAGGCTTTCAACGTCTGCTGATAGTAACTAAGGATGTTGCTCAGGCACAAAGTTTATTTGAGACTGCACTAAACGTATCAGCAGGCACTGGCAAAGATCTTACAGCTGTATCTACAAGCCTATCTAAGGCTTACTTAGGCGATAACGCAGCACTAGGCAGGTTAGGCGTAGGACTAAGTAAGGCACAGTTGAAGTCAGCATCATTTTTAGAAGTACAGCGCACACTTAACGTTAACTTTGCAGGTCAGGCATCCGCAGCTGTAGAAGGCTATGCAGGCAGCATGGCTAAACTAACTGTAGCCGTAGATGAATCTAAAGAAGCTATAGGCAAGGGCTTATTAGATGCACTTGCAGCATTATCTGGCAGTAACAGCATAGATACATTTACCACAAAGATGGTTAATGCAGCTGAGAAAATAGGCGGCGCATTTAGGACTATCGGCGATGTCATAGGATTACTAAACCCTAATGCCAGCATTAAAGTCGGTGGCAAGTTTGTTCGCCGATCAGATGTAATGAATCAAAATCAGGGCGGCTACTCAGGTATTCCAGGTCAAAAAAAAGCTGAAGTTAAAGCAATTAAAGACGGTATCACATTACGCAAAGCAGAAAATGAATTACTAAAGAAAAAAACTGCCGTAGATGCATTACGAGATAAGTTTGACTTAGAGCGCATAGGACTTACAGCTGCATTAAATGCTGCTACAGATGAAGAAACTAAATTACGCCTAAGATCACAGTTAGCCATATTAGATAATAACGAGGCTTTGGCTAAGAAATTACTAGCGGAGATGAATGGCGTGAAAGCTGCAGATGAATTATCTAAAGCATTAGTAGCTGTTGCAGGCGCAGCCATGGACTCAGCCGATAAGTTTGCAAAGATAAATCCGTTTGCTGGCACAATGTATGGCGAGACTGGTAGAGATCCACAAAAAGGCGTTAGCGATCTTACAGGTTTATTAGGATTACTAGGTGGTTTGAGTGGCGCACTTGGTGGATTAACAAATGGAAAAATGGCACAAGTATTTCCAACATTGACACCAGAGTTTTATTCAGGACAACAAAATATAACAAATCCGCTTGCAGGTACTTATTTTGGTGAGACTGGTAGAGATCCTATGCCCGTAGAAATTAAAGTAGTTGTAGACGCAGGTGGCGACAGGCTAAGTCAGGCAATAGCAGAGAGCATACAGGTAGCAACTAGGTCAGGTTACTCAACAGTACCTAATGGCTTTATAGCATGACCGTACCTGTAGTAACCGCTTTAATTAACTTTAGCACTGGCCCAGCCTTTGCCCAGACAATGATCTTAGACTCAGGCATATTAGATACAAACTTATTAGGTGATGCCACAGCTGTAATTGTAGATGTGTCTAATCAGGTCAACCGCATAGAAACTAACAGAGGCCGTACTGCACTATCCGATCAATTTCAAACAGGCGCACTTACATTACGCATAGTAGATCAAAATGGCGATTTTAATCCGCAGAATGTAACAGGCCCGTATTACAATTTATTAACACCTATGAAGAAGGTGCAGATTAGTGCTACATATAGTGGTGTTAGTTATCCCATTTTTCAGGGATTTATTACCTCGTATGTTACGACCTACCCAGATGAGTCTGGCGAAGATGTAGCAATAACAACTATACAAGCTGTAGATGCATTTAGATTAGCGCAGGTAGCACAGATCAGCACAGTTACAGGTGCTGCTGCAGGCGACTTAGCAGGCACACGTATTAACGAGATACTAGATGAAATTGACTGGCCAGCAACTATGCGTGATGTAGATGCAGGTCTGACCACTATGCAGGCAGATCCTGGCACTAACCGCACAGCACTGCAAGCCTTAACTACCGTAGCAACTTCTGAGTATGGCGCATTATATGTAGATGCTAGTGGCTCTTTCGTATTTCAAGATAGAGACGTCACTGCAGGATCTATTGGCGGCACACCTACAGTCTTTGCAGATAACGGCACAGGTATAGATTACTTTGATGCTAGTTGGATTCTTAACGATGTGCTTATATTTAACAAAGCCACTATAACTAGGGCAGGTGGCACAGCCCAAGTAGCACTAAACCAAGACAGCATAGATAAATACTTTTTACACAGCTACTTCTTAGACAACCTCCTTATGCAGACCGATGCTGTAGCCCTAGATTACGCACAGGCTTATGTGGCTAGTAGAGCTGAGACAAGCATTCGGGTAGATTCAATAGTTCTTGACCTATATACAAACAATTACAATAGCGGCATTATTGCAGCCCTAGACCTAGACTTCTTTGATCCTATTAAAGTAATCACCACACAGCCAGGCGGATCTTTGTTAGAAAAGACCCTACAGATTTTTGGTGTAAAAATGAATATAACACCGAATAGTTGGAAAACCACGTTCACGACATTAGAGCCAGTCATAGACGCATTTATCCTAAATGATACGATTTATGGCACTTTAGACTATAATGTCCTAAGTTACTAGGGAGTACAAATGGCA